TGGACGTATCAGAGGAACTGGTATTCACGCTGCTGGAGTTGTTACTAGTAAAAATCCAATATTTAGATATGCACCTTTAGAAACTCGTTCTTCTCCTGGATCAGATGATCGCATTCCAGTTGTTGGCATTGATATGGAAGAAGCAGAAAAAATTGGTCTTATTAAGATTGATGCACTTGGTCTTAAAACTTTAAGCGTAGTAAAAGATTGCATTGATATGGTTAAAGAAAATCATTATAAGGATATTGATCTTTTGTCTATTGATATGGCAGACCCTAAAGTATACGAAATGCTTTCAGATGGATATACCAAAGGAGTATTCCAGTGTGAAGCAACTCCATACACAAACCTTCTAGTAAAGATGGGGGTAAAGAATTTTAACGAACTAGCAGCATCTAACGCACTAGTACGTCCAGGAGCCATGAACACTATTGGAAAAGATTACATTGCTCGTAAACACGGCAAGCAAAATATTTCATACATACATCAAGTTATGAAAGAATTCACAGATGATACATACGGGTGTATTCTATATCAGGAACAGGTTATGCAGGCTTGCGTTTATCTTGGTGGGATGACAATGGCAGAGGCTGACAAGGTTCGTAAGATTATTGGAAAGAAAAAAGATGCAAAAGAGTTCAATATATTTCAAGATAGGTTTGTGGCTGGGGCGAGTAAGTACATATCTCCTAATAAAGCCTTGGACCTCTGGCACGACTTTGAAGAGCATGCGGGATACTCGTTTAACAAAAGCCACGCAGTTGCTTACTCTACTCTCTCGTATTGGACGGCGTGGTTAAAATATTACTATCCTCTTGAATTTATGTTTGCGCTTCTTAAAAACGAAAAAGACAAAGACGGTAGAACAGAATATTTAATTGAAGCAAAGCGTATGGGCATATCAATTAAATTACCCCATATCAATGATTCAGATTTAGATTTTAAAATTGAAGGTAAGGGAATTCGTTTTGGATTAACTGGTATTAAGTTTATTTCAAATAACATTGCACAAAAATATATTGATGCAAGACCTTTTAATAGTTACAAACAACTTGAAGAGTTTACATTTACAAAGGGTAATGGCGTAAACAGTAGAGCATTAAATGCACTCAGATTAACTGGTGCTGCAACATTTTCTGATAACCCGCGTAACGATGAAGACATTAAAGAAAATCTTTATGAGTATTTAAATCTTCCAGAGTTTAACATTTCTATTCCGTCGCACTATTATGCATTTATTCAATCAATTGAAGATTTTGAAGAAAAAGGATCTTTTATTTTAATGGGTATGGTTAAAGCAATTAAACGAGGAAAGGGATGGTCAAGAGTTGAAATTTTGGACAAAACTGGGAGTGTTGGTATATTTGATGAAGAATCAACAACTATTGAGACAGGTCGTACTTACTTGGTTCTTGCTAATGACAATAGGATTGTTTCTGCAGTTCCTATTGATGAAGTAAAAGGGTCAAGTAATGCACTTGTTAAGTTTTTAAGTTACAAGCAATTACCTTATACAGATGATGAAATGTTTGTTGTTTCATTTAAATCAAGAATAACAAAGGCTGGAAAGAAAATGGCCTCTTTAACTTTAGCAGATACTTCAAGAGATTTGCATTCAGTAACAGTATTTCCTACTGCATTTCCAAAAGCATATATGCATATTGAAGAAGGCAAATCGTATAAATTTAGTTTTGGTAAAACCAAAGATGGCACGGTAATTATGGAGGATGTAAATGTCAGTTAATATACAAGATGTACTATCACAGTTAGACCCAAGAATTAGAAAGCGTCTTGGCACAGGAGAAGGAATTACCTTTGAGTATCAACCAACTCCAAGTTTTGGTTTAAATCGTGCTCTAGGTGGTGGATTACCATACGGAAGACAAGTTCTTATATGGGGCAGTAAGTCCTCCGCTAAATCATCTATGTGTTTACAAATGATTGCTTTAGCACAAAAAGAAGGCAAGGTTTGTGCATGGATTGATTCTGAAATGTCTTACTCAGAAGATTGGGCAAAACAACTTGGGGTAGATCCAACAAAACTAATTTACTCGCAGGCACGAACCATTAGTGACATGGTAGATGTTGGTGTTGGGCTTATGAATGCTGGAGTTGATCTTATTGTAGTTGACTCAATTACATCAATGCTTCCTGCTATATATTTTGAAAAAGATTCAGATGAAATGAAAGCACTTGAAAATACAAAACAAATTGGTGCAGAATCTAGAGACTTTAGCAATGCTTGGAAAATGCTTAACTACGCTAATAACAAAGTAAAACCTACACTGCTTGTTCTTATTTCACAATCAAGAAATAATATTAATGCAATGTACACAAGCCAACAACCTTCTGGTGGACAGGCTACTAAGTTTTATTCATCTTGTGTAATTAAGTTGTTTTCTTCTGAGTCAGAAAATCAAGCACTTAAGGGTAAGATTAAGATTGGGGATAAATTAATTGAAGAAAAAATTGGTAGAAAAATTCGTTGGGAACTGCAGTTCTCTAAAACCTCTCCAGGGTTCCAATCTGGTGAGTATGATTTTTATTTTAGAGGTGACAATATTGGTATTGATGCAATAGGAGATTTAGTTGATACCGCAGAATCAATGGGGCTAGTTAATAGAACTGGCGCATGGTATCAATTAGATGATGGAACAAAGGTACAAGGTCGTGATGGTTTTATAGAACGTGTTAAAGAAGACCTAGTTTTACAAGAACAAATTAAGGCAAAAATAATTAATGCTTGAGCAAAAGTTTACTGTATATCCTGGCAAGTGGCCATGTAAAACTTGTGAAGAAGTTGTTACATCTTTAAGATATTGGAGAGAAACTGGAGATGCAACATGGATGTGTACGCAAAAACATATTTCAAAAGTTAGCCTATTACCTCCAACAAAGAAAGATTATGAGCGAAAAGAACGAAAGTAAAAGAATAGGTGCTAAGCAGCATAAAAATTCTGGTAGAAATACACAGAAGGGTGATGCAACGTGGCGTAATTTTGTTGTTGATTTTAAAGAAGTCAGCAAATCTTTTACATTAAATAAAGATGTGTGGGCTAAGGCTGTTACTGACTCTATTCAAGCGGGTAGAGATAAGTCTCCAGCCATTGTTGTAATTCTTGGAGAAGGTAATACAAAAGTAAGACTTGCTATAATTGAAATGAATATGCTAGAACAATTAACAGAGGAGGAATATAATGTCTGAAACAGGACCACAAAAAACAACACTTGATATGGTAAATGGTTTGACAGAGATTGCAGACTATATGCAAGATGAAGAGTTAACCGTTGCCTTAACTATGATTGCAAAAATTATTATAAAACCAGATATTCCACTTCAGGCTGCTAGTCTTGAAATTGTAAGATTACAGGCTATTGCAGCAAAGATGTCTTTTAAGGCCACCTGGATGGCTAATGTTGACAAATCCGACAGGGCAAAGAAAAACATATACTTTACAGCAGCACAAGCAATAAACGATTTGGTATCAGCGCTTAAATACATAATGCGCTAACCTGCTATAATTAATATAAACAAAGGATAAAAATGGCTAAAAATTTATTAGAACAAATTATGGTTAAAAATACCAAAAAGAAAAAAAGAAATAGCGAAGAAGATGAAAATCTTGTTGAAGGTTTGGCAACTGCTATAAATGCTGGCTACCTTACTAAAACAAAACCAAAGTTTACTAAGAAAACTAACTTCTCTGCATCCAACCTAACCTATGGCTCAGGAGAATGTCCAAGGTATTGGTATCTAGCATTTGATGGTCAAATATTTTATGATAACTCAGACGCAATTGGTGTAGCAAATAGAACACAGGGAAGTCTTGGACACGGAAGAATTCAAGAAGCAATAGAGGCTTCTGGCTTACTTGCAGAAGACTTAGAGTTTGATCCAATACCAAGAAAGTATAATCAACAAACTCACCCAGCAATGGAGTTTAGAGTTAAGATTGATGACCCACCTTTTGATGGTTATGGCGATGTCATGATTGACTATAAAGGTGAAAGACTTGTTGGTGAAATTAAAACAATAAGAAACGATGATTTTGAATATAAGAAAATAAGTAGAAAACCTAAAATGGGTCACTTAATGCAATTGTTAATGTATATGAAGGTTTGGAAAATTCGTAAGGGTGTAATGATTTATGAAAATAAAAACAATCATGAATTACTTACTTTACCAGTAGTTGTAAGCGAACATTATCGCAATTGGGTAGAGCAAGCCTTTGAGTGGATGAGAATGGTTTATAAAAATTGGCAAGATAAAGAATTGCCACAAGTACCTTATCGTTCAAATTCAAAAATTTGCAAAGTATGTCCAATTCAAAAAGCCTGCGCTGAAGCAGGTACGGGAACAATCAAGATCAAACCTTTGGTATTATTAAAAGATGAAGAGGATCCTTTAATGTGAAACTATGTGAAAGATGCGAGACCCCGTTTAAACCAAAAGTAAGTTATCAAATTTATTGTGGAGATGTTTGTAGAGAAGAGTCCACTAAAATAAAGATAGCCGAAAGGTATCAAATAACCCGTAGACAAAGAAGAATAGGAAAGAAAAGACTTTGTATTGGTGGTTGTGGAGAACAACTTTCAATATATAATGATTCTGGGTTTTGTTCTAATTGTAATGTAAATAAAAAAGAAGTAGATAAAATGTTAAAACAAATAAAGGGGTTTATTGATTATGAACAGCAATGGTAAACCTAAAACAATTTGTGCTATTGATGCAAGCACTACAAGTCTTGCCTTTGCATTATTTAACAATAAAAGACTTACCACAGTTGGAAAAATAAAATTTGAAGGAAATACAAACTATCAAAAAGTAATGGATGCGTGTGCAAAAACAAAAGCATTCTTTGAATACTCTGGTGGCTTTGAAGCAATTGTAATAGAGCACACAGTTTTTATGAATAGCCCAAAAACTGCTGCTGATCTTGCACTTGTTCAAGGAGCGCTTTTAGGGGCAGCAGGTCTCACTGGAACAAAACAAATAGGAACAGTGGCACCAATTACTTGGCAAAACTATTTAGGAAATAAAAGATTAACAAAAGAAGAACAAATAAATATTAGAGCAAAAAACCCAGGAAAGTCAGATTCTTGGTATAAATCTTATGAAAGACAGATTAGGAAAGAAAGGACTATAAAATTAATTGAAATCAACTACGATAAAATTCTTGACGATAATGACGTTGCTGATGCTTGTGGTATCGGCCATTGGGCTATTAATAACTGGAATAAAGCAATGAGAGTGGAAGAATAATGCCAGAGTTAAATGCAAACATACCACCCATAGAATGCTATGTTCGTGGAAACTATTTAAGAAATCAGTTAGATAGTCATGACAAATATTTCCCATGTGTTATATTTGGTGTTGCTAGTATAAAAAGTAGAAGTCCTTTATTTCACATAATGATGGAAGATGGTGGGCTATGGTGGAGATTGCCAATCAGTGCATTTTGTACAAAGCCTGGAGTTCCTGAAGTAGACTTACATAATTTAGTTTTATGGAATGCCTTTAGCCATCACATATCTGTGACTAAATTTGAAAACCTTACAAATCTTAGAATGTCATATATTGACAGAACAAAAACTATAAACAAAGGAACATATTTGTTCACGCTTGACTGGCACAATCCAGATTCTAATGTTTTAGATGATGGTTATTCAGAAAATCCAGCGGAACATAAATGTGGCCATGTTATACAAAGAGATGACGGTAACTTTGCTATACAGCCAAACAATAGAGTTCGTATTTATGAACCTTCTTTTACTTTAAAAAAGGACTATGTTATTGATAGAATAATTAATGATTATAAGTGGTATGTAGAAAATCAAGATAAATGGACCTTAGAAGATTCTAATAGGTTTAACTATGACATTTCTGAAGCAGAAGTTGACAAATAATACCATGGCTGCTAAACTGTATACAAGCGAGGCTTGGCTCCGTAAAAGGTTTGTTATGGACAAAAAGTCTCCACAGGATATTGCTAAGGAATGCGGGACCAGTGTTGAAACTATTTATGTATACCTTGCAAAATTTGGATTAAGGAAATCAAAAAGATGAAGTTAGAGCCAGTATACGAAGATGTTAAAAATTTTAAATGTGATGATCTTTATCTTCACTCAATCGGAGCGCCATCTGGAAATTCAATTTGGAAAACATGTCACTCTATAGCACAAATGCTTATTGAAAAAAATATAGCCTATGGTGATTCTGCTCTTGATCCTGTAAGAATTTTTAGTAAGTCAGATCCAGCAGAACAACTTAAAGTTAGAATTGATGACAAACTAAGTCGCCTCATGAAAGGCACAGACTATCCTGGAGACAATGATATTGATGACTTAATAGGATATTTAGTTTTATTAAAAATAGCAAAGGAAAAAAATGTCAACTGAAACAGAATTAATTGAGCATCTTGATGAAGTTAATAAGGTAGTTACAGAATACCTTAAGGGTCAAGATCCAACAAAAATTTCTAAAGAGTTAGACATTCCACGTACTCGTGTTGTTTCATTAATTAACGAGTGGAAAGTTATGGCTTCTGCCAACGATGCAATTCGTGCTCGTGCCAAAGAGGCTCTTGCTGGTGCTGACACACACTATACAAAACTTATTACAAAAGCCTATGAAGTAATTGATGAATCAAGTATGACTAATAATCTTAGTGCAAAGACTCAAGCAATAAAGTTAGTTATGGATATTGAAAAATCTAGAATTGAAATGTTACAAAAAGCAGGACTTTTAGAAAACAAAGAACTTGCAGAAGAAATGGTTGAAATTGAAAGACGACAAGAAGTTCTTGTTGAAATATTAAGAGACATTGCCTCAACACATCCAGAGGTTCGTGATTTAATTATGAGACGTCTTTCTCAGATTGCCAAAGATGGAGAGGTAATCACAATTGTCCAAGATGTTCAATGATTTTTTAGAAGTTTTAAAAGAAAATCAATTTGATGAAATTCCAGTAGACGCAAAAACATTTGTTGAGTCTGCTGATTATCTTGGTCAGCCACCATTATCTTTAATTCAATATGAAATTGTAGAAGCAATGAGTCAGATTTATCGTAAAGAGGAATTACAAGAAATATTTGGATCTGCTGCTGGCGCTCAATATTTTGATAAATATACTAAAAATGAAATTATTTTGCAACTTGGCAAGGGGTCTGGAAAAGACTTTGTATCAACAGTAGCCTGTGCATATATAGTTTATAAACTATTATGCCTTAAAGATCCTGCTAGATATTATGGAAAGCCAAGCGGGGATGCAATTGATATCATAAACGTAGCAATTAACGCACAACAAGCAAAGAACGTATTCTTTAAAGGATTTAAAACTAAGATAGAAAAATCACCATGGTTTGCAGGAAAGTATAATGCAAAGGCTGATAGTGTTGAGTTTGATAAATCAATTACTGTTTACTCTGGACACTCAGAAAGAGAATCGCATGAAGGTTTAAACTTATTACTTGCAGTCCTTGATGAAATTTCTGGTTTTGCATCTGAAGTTGGAACTGGAAATGAACAAGGAAAGACTGCAGAAAATATTTATAAAGCATTTCGTGGATCCGTAGACTCTCGTTTTCCAGATTTAGGTAAGGTAGTATTACTTTCATTCCCCCGCTATCAAGGTGACTTTATTTCTAAAAGATATGAAGATGTTATTGCAGAAAAAGAAACTATTGAAAAGAAACACCTTTTTATTATGAACGAAGATTTGCCACATAATGATCCAAGCAATCAATTTGAAATTTCATGGGAAGAAGATACAATACTTTCTTATAAAGTTCCAAAAGTTTTAGCACTTAAAAAAACAACATGGGATGTAAACCCTACTAGGAAAATAGATGATTTTAAATTAGCATTTTACACAGACCTTGGCGATGCCATGATGCGCTTTGCATGCACACCAACATTTGCATCAGATGCATTTTTTAAACAAAAGGATAAGTTAGAAAAATGTATGACATTAAGAAACCCAGTTGATAACTTTAGAAGATTTGATGAATCATTTAAGCCTGACCCAGAAAAAATATATTATATCCATGCTGACCTTGCACAGAAACACGATAAGTGCGCTGTAGCAATTGCTCACGTAGACAAGTGGGTAAACATTCAGGTTATTAAAGATTATCAGCAAGTAGCACCAATGGTTATTGTTGATGCAGTTGCTTGGTGGGAACCAAAAGCAGAAGGTCCAGTTAATTTATCAGAAGTAAAACAATGGATTATTAATTTACGCAGACAAGGTTTTAACATTGGAGTTGTTTCATTTGACCGTTGGCAGTCATTTGATATTCAGCAGGAATTAAAAGCGGTAGGCATAAAGACCGACACCGTCTCTGTTGCTAAAAAACACTACGAAGACTTAGCAATGATGATATATGAAGAGAGAGTTGCAATACCAAGGATTCCTTTATTACTGGAAGAAATGTCAGAACTCAAAATTATGAAAAATACTAGAGTTGACCATCCACGTAAAAAATCTAAGGACCTAGCAGATGCTGTATGTGGCGCTGTTTTTGGAGCAATATCACATACGCCTAAAGATTCTAACCATGAGATTGAGATTCATACTTGGTCTACCTCTACGCGACTTGCAGAGAAGCAGAGGGCTATGGTAGAATTAGACAACAAGGAAATGCCTAACGATGTTAGAGATTTTCTTGACAGATTAAATATAATATAAACTAACAAGGAGAATAATGAATTCATTTAA